CGCTGATTGATGAATCGGACACGCTGACTTTTAAAGAGTTGGTATGTAAGAATAAGGCCGACCTCACCAGGGCCGACCTCACTGTGGCCGACCTCACCGGGGCCGACCTCACCGGGGCCGACCTCATCGAGGCCGACCTCACCGGGGCCAACCTCACCAGGGCCGACCTCACCAGGGCCGACCTCACCAGGGCCGACCTCACCGGGGCCGACCTCACCAGGGCCGACCTCATCGAGGCCGACCTCACCGGGGCCAACCTCACCAGGGCCGACCTCACCAGGGCCGACCTCATCGAGGCCGACCTCACCGGGGCCAACATTGATTATTCCGCATGGCCGCTATGGTGTGGCACGTATAACGTTAAGGTTGATAAAGCCATCTCCGCGCAACTTGCGATGCACTTCTGCTGGCTTAACTGCGATGATCCAGAAGTGAAGGCCGCGCAAGAAGCCGTCAAAACGCTGGCAATGAAATGCAAGCATTGGAAGAAACTACCCGACCATGAATCTTGAATTACGATTCCCGCGAACAATTGGCCCCTGGCCAAGCATGGGATTTGCTCCAGCTGAGCGTGTGTCATATGTGTGTGACGCCTGTGGTGATTATTTCCAGGAAATTGAACACTTGGACGGGTGGCAACTGTGTGAACAATGTGCGGAAGAATATCGGGAAATGAAGGAACGGGGGACACCATGACACGACAAGAATACATCCAAGAGTTGCGCGACGCATTAAACGCATTACATACCATTCAAAACGATTCACCGCCACCAAAATATGACCGCGAATGGAAAGCAGCGATGACTAAAGCAGAACGGTTGCTGGCGATGGAACCGCCCAAGCCGAAGCCCATATACCCAGCAACATACGTGCGGATAACAACGTTTTAAATTGCCCGTACTGGCGGGAGATTAAGGAGGAAGGATGATTGTTTCCATTGATGACAATACGGTAGCGCTTGGAATTATGATATGCCTGACAATTATCATTGTTGCAAGGCTTTACTTCACAGGGGGAGAATGACCAAGAAACGCATACCGTGGCCAGCGGCATAGTTGATAACACATGATGACACGCGCCACGGATAATCAACAATCGCCATAAAGGAGAAACATGGAATACGGCAAATGCAAATGCGGAAAAATTACTAGGAACTTCGATCCTAATATTAATGAATGGCAATGCAAAACTTGCGCCACGAAGAGCGAGCCAGTCAAGCCAGCCGCTATCCAATCACCTGCCATCCCGCAAAAATACGTGAAGCGCGTCAAGTCGGGTCGGTGGGGATGGCTCACCCACACCTACAAAGGGGTGGAAGTCAAGGTGGGAATATATCGCTATTCAACAAACGAACAACGGTGGTTTTAATCGCCGGCATGAAAATCTACGTCCACGCCCAGGTATACGAGCGCGTCAAGGATGTTGCCCATGCACAAGGCCGGACAAAATCCGACCTGGTTCAGGACGCGCTTGTTCGTTACTTAGGCATGGAGGGCGTGCCGCTGGATGATGAGGTTGTTTATGGGAAGGATGAATTGAAAGATGAAAGCCCCAACGCTTAACGAAATGCCCGAACACGTCAAGCGCATGGTGCAAGAACAGCTTGCGCGTGAGACCCCGCCCGCGCCTAAGGTCAAACGCGCCAAGCATGAAGTCAATCCGGCCCATTGGCAGGGCAAGGAGATTGACTTCCAGCACCAGGCCGAGCGATACCTTGAACTTGTCGGGTATGCCAAGCTCAACAAGAAAAGCATCGTGGCAACAGACGGGCAAGGCGGCAAGCTTGGCTGGCAGGTGCATGTGTGCCGCGCCATTGGAAACCCGTACATGCTCGACCTGTTGCTGTTGCGCCATGACGGTAGTTGGCAATGGGTCGAACTCAAGACGGCCAAGGGTGCGCTATCGGATATCCAGGTATTGCTTACTAAGCGGACACCGGAGATCGTTTGCCGGTCAATGGATGAGGTTATTAATGCGGTGAGTAAGGAGGGGTTGTGACATTCAGAGTACATTTGCAGTATCCTAAGCCAAAGGATATGGGGTTGTGCGGGATAAGTCTTGACAAAAAAGGCAGCGCGCTGTTACTCACGCCTGACGGGGCAAAGGCTACAAGGGAAATGACACGCGCCAAGGTTGACTGGATTGGCGGGCATGGCATGATGCTGTCCGGCATGGAAGAAAACGGGCACGACCGCAATCTTAGGATAAAATACAGTTATCAGGAATGGTTTTGCGCTTATGTGGAGGATAGCAATGCCCGCCAGAGTTGACATAACGAAATGCCAGGGATGCCAGGGATGCGATGCCATATGCCCGGAGTTGGCTATTGAATGGGATGTAATCAACGCCGTGCCAATCGTGGACGCGGAAAGGTGCGTGGAATGTGGATTGTGTGTCGTGGCTTGCGATGAGGGGGCGATGGAAATATTAAATTGCAAAGTGGTTGACAAAAATTGAAATTCTGTTAAAAGCGGGGGTATAATGTGAAACTCCGGTGCAAGGGGTGCGGGAAAATATTACGGGCGACAAAGGACGGATGGATCATGCCCTGCAAAAAATGCCTGAATATCGCTCATGCGCGCGGAGTGCATGACGGGATTTTGATTGAGCAGGGGGCGGAAAACATTAAACAAAGGAGGATGGCATGAGAAAAAAAAGGATGGAGCGGGTTGAGGTTCAGGGCGATGGCGACGCGGCGGCGCCGGGCGGGCCTGTGGTGGCGGCGGCGGAAGCCTGGCCGGACAAGTGCGATAAATGCGGGCGGCAAATGGTGCTGGTGTTCCCCGAGCGCCCGGCCAATATCCGGCAATACCGTTGCCCGGAGTGCGGGCGGCTGGTTACAAGGGAGGAATGACCATTGAAAGCCGAAGCGAACACCGGCCTTTCCCGTGAGTTTGTTATCAAATCAATCGCCGATTATTTAGAAACAGCAGAAAAAGAACGGCGGTGGGGTGGTGTTTCGGTTTTGGTTCAGGATGGGCGTTGCAGGACAATCAAAGAGGAACGGACGATCACAAGGGAGGCAGCCTATACGAAATAAATCGGCAATAATTTAAAACCGTCCGAATCGAAAAACGATAGGGCAATCATCTGGCTTAATGCCGGTGGTTGCCCTTTTTTTGTGGGGTGATGGGATGAAATGTGAAAAATGCGGCAGCAAAGCGGCGGTTGTTAAGACTACGCAATACAGAACAGGCAGCCAAACCAAAATGTTTAAAACTCAGCTGTGCTTTCGGCATTCAGGTCTTACAAAAAAAGAGTTGTTAAAAATGCAGAAAGATGAATGTGAAAAATCCAAAAAGGTGAATCAATGAAGATGTGCAAATACTGCGGAAAAATCGTCAAGACCTGTTTCGGTAAGCGCGGCGTTTATTGCAGCAAGCAATGCCTGGATGCGGTCGAAGGCTTTGACAAACGGCTGGCGACCGAGCGTAAAGACGGCAAATTTTCGCTCAATGCGCTTGTGTCGCATGGTGGCGATATATCCGATGGCGGGCAGGGTGCGGCGGCGGTGCGGAGCGGCACGGAAGCGAATATAACCGCAATCATGGAGACGGCGCGGGATATTCATCCGCTTTTGCCGTCCGCACTGATGCTGCTGGCAGATGGCAAAACTTTGCGCGAAGCGGCCGCGACTGTTGGCTTCGACTTTTCAAACCTGAATAAATACCGCAAGAAGTTGGCCAAAATCCTTAAGGCGTAAGGATTTGGCGCAAACCCATACCACAAAACCCCTGTTTTTCATGTATGTAGTAAGGGGGCAATGTAAACCACGACGGCTAGTCTGCGTTAAATAACGCCATAGGCATTACCCCTGAAGCAGGGCGGCAGCATGGTTAAACTGCCTGCTGCCGCCCTTCACGAAAACCGGGGGGGCGCATGGCACTATCCGTAGCACAGATTGACGCGGCAATCACAGCGATCAACGCCGGCGGGCAGGAATATCGGATTGGCGACAGGTCTTTTAAGCGCGGCGACCTTGAAGTGCTGGCCCAGCTCCGAAAGGACGCCATTGCCGGCGAGCGTATGGCCGCTGGCAGCATGTTTCAGCGCGTCCGGTTTGGGGGTGTGCGTTGACCCGCCCCCGCGTCAAGTCAATGTTCGGCCCTGGCAAAATCGGCATTGTTGACCGGGTAATCGGGGCATTCAATCCCGCCGCCCTTGTGCGGCGCGGCCAAAACCGGCTGGCAAATCTCTACGTCACCCAGCACCTCAAGCGCGCGGCGTACAAATCCGCCGAAACCCACCGGCTGAATGAACATTGGTCAAGCAGCAATGAGGATATAAACCTCATCCTGACCCGCGAGCTTGACAAAATGCGCGCCCGCTCCCGCTGGCTGCTCCGCAATAACCCGCACGCCATGGGAATGATGAATGCCTATATCTCGCATATCGTGGCAACCGGGTTGACCCTGCAATGCCGGGTGGCGCGGAATATCCAAACGACCGATGCGGACGGCAACAGCATCCTGGAAGCCGTGGAAATGGATGCCTGGAATGATTATGTCGAGGCGCAATTCGACCAGTGGGCGGAATTTGCGGATGCGCGTAGCACGGAATTGTTGCCCGAATCGTTCATTGACGACCAGGAGCTATTTTTACGCCGGCTGATCGAGGACGGGGAAGTGTTCGTTTACCTTGGCACGGATACCAGCCTGCCGGGCGTCCCGTTGCGTCTGATGTTCATCGAGCCGGACAGTTTGAACTTGGGAATCACGGAAAGCCATGGCAACCCGGTTGTCATGGGCGTGGAATTGGATGAAAAGACCTATCGCCCGATTGCATATCACGTGAAGCAGGGCACGACCGAGGCGGGGCTTTTCCAAGGGCCGGGCAAGACCATCCGCATTGACGCCGCCAGGATGTTGCACGTTTTCAAGCGGTTGCGGCCAAAACAGGTGCGCGGCATTCCGCATTTGGCCGTCGTGATGCAGAAGTTTTTCGACCTGGACGAATGGACGGATGCGGAGCTTTTGGGCAATAAAATTGCCGCCTGTTTTGGCGTAATCATCGAAACGCCGAACGGTGACGGAACACCGACCGCGCTGACGCCGGAAGATGCTGCAAAGGCCAAGGACGCCGAAGGCAACCCACTTTCCACCATCGAGCCGGGGATGATCGGGTACATGCCCGAAGGGGCGAGGGTCAACGTCCTTTCCCCGCAAAAGCCGGGCGCAACGTTTGAAATGTTTGCCAAGTATCAGTTGAAATCCATTGGCGCCGGGACGCTGGGCGGAATCAGTTACCCGGCCATGACGCGCGACACGGCCGGCCAGACCTTCGCCGGCGGCCGGCTGGCGCAGCAGATGGATTATCAAGCCTTCCGCCCGTTCCAGGAATTTGTTGCCCGTAAATTCTGCGTCCCGGTTTACCGCCGCTGGCTGGCGATGGCCGTTCTTTCGCGCACGGTAATTGCGCCGGGGTATTTCGAGAATCCGCGCTTCTGGGAGGCTTGCGAGTTCATGCCGCCGGGATGGAGCAGGGGCGTCAACCCGCTACAGGATGCGAATGCCAGCATTGCCAGCATGGAGGCCGGGATTACGACGCTGGCGGAAGAATGCGCGTTTAACGGCAAAGATTGGAAACGCCAGCTACGCCTTGCCGGAAAAATCAAGCGGATGGCGGATAGTTTGGGGCTGACCTTGCGCGGGGTGAATAAGGCGGCGCAGGAAATCGAGGGCGACAAAAAAGACGATCCCGACCCGGAAGCCGCCGAATTGTTGAAGGAGAAAAACTGATGGAAAAAAGTGAAATTTACAACAGGGCAAACGCCGAGGCGATCCAAGCCGCGATCAAGCGCCGGTTTGGCGGCATGGCGGGCGTGGACATTGGCGATGCGGAAGGCTTTATCCGAATCAAGGAAAAGTCCCCGGCGCGGGCGGAAATGCACGTCAAGGCGGATTTTTCCGAACGGGAGCAGGACGGGGAGAAACTGACCGGCCTTTCCTTTTCTTCCGAGACGCCGGTCATGCGGTACGGCGAGGCGGAAATCCTTTTGCACGAAGCGGGCGCGGCTGACTTTTCCCGGCTGATGAATGTTGGCGCGATCCTGAAAAACCATGATCCCGCAATGATTGTCGGGGTGCCGGTGAAGGCGTGGATTGACGAGCAACGGCGCGGCAATCTTGCAATGCGGTGGGGCACGACCGAGACGGCCTTACAGGCAAAAAAGGAGGCGTTGGAAGATAAAACATTGCGCGGCGTGTCGGTTGGCTATGCCGTGCATGAATGGGTGTATTTGAAAAACGCAAGTGAGAGTTACAAAGGAATTTCCGGCCCCGCGTGGGTTGCCGTGAAGTGGGACGCATTGGAGGCAAGTTTGACACCAATCCCGGCCGACCCGTCCGTCGGTTTGGAAAGGTCAGTCAAAGTTATCCGCCAGGCAAACGCAGCAAACAAAACACAAGAGGAGACGACTATGAAAAAAGTCAAGTTGCTCCGCGCTTGGAAAGCGTCAAGTGGCAAATCCTATGACGCGGGCGCGGTTTTGGAAGTGGATGAACGCACGTTTGCGGAACTGACCGAAGGGGAAGCGCCCCTGGCCGAAGCCGCAAAGGAACCCGAACAGCGCGCCGTGGAAGCGCCGCCGGTGGTGCCGACCCCGGCCCCGGCCGCGACTCCCGCGCCGACCCCGGCGCAGGATTACCGCGAGCAGGCCCGCGCCGCAATCCGTGAGGAAATGCGGAAGGAAGCCCAGCGCGCGTCCGGTATTCGGGCGATGTGCCGCCGATTTGGGCTGGATGGTGAGTTTGCCGACAGTCTGGTTGACGGCGAAAAAACCATGGAGGAAGCCCAGCGCGCAGTCATGGACAAGATGGCCGAGCAATCCCGCGCGCAGACGCCGGGCAATGGTGCGATCACCATTATGAAGGATGGCCGTGACAGCACCCGCGAGGCGGCGATTGATGGCTTGATGCTCCGTTCCGGTGTGGTGCAGGTTGAGAAACCCGCCCCCGGCGCCAGTGAGTTCCGCGGCATGACCCTGCTGGATGTTGCCAAGGAATGCCTGCGTAAAGCCGGTTTGAAAACGACCGGTGATGTGCGGGAGGTTGTGGCGCGTGCGTTGAACATGCGCGGCGCCGAAACCATTGCTGGAACCACGTCGGACTTCCCGTTGATCCTGGCCGCCACGGCGAACAAATCGCTCCTGGCCGGCTATGAAGTGGCCCCGGCGACGTATCAGTTCTGGGCGCGGACTGGAAGTCTGAACGACTTCAAACCCGCTACCCGGCTGAAATTCGGCGATGTCGGCAAGCTGAAACTGGTGCCCGAAGGCCAGAAATACACCGAAACCAAGCGCACGGAAAAGAAGGAAACAATCCAACTTGGTACGTATGCGCGTAAGTGGACGATGAGCCGCCAGGCAGTCATCAATGACGATCTTGGCGCGTTCACCAACACCATGTTTGGCTTCGGTGTGGAAGCGCGGATGCTGCCGAACGATCTGGCCATTGCGGTTTTGACGGCCAATGCCGCCATGACGGACGGCTTTGAGTTGTTCAGTACCGAGCATGGAAACCTGGACGCTGAAACCGACCGCAGGCTTGATACGCTGGCCCACGCGACCGCCGCGCTGGCCCACATGATTAAGCTGATGGGCGCGCAGAAGCAGTTCCAGCACCCGGAGGAAGCGGAAACGGCGCGTTACCTGAATCTGCGGGCCAAAATCTGGTTGGTCAGCATGACCGACTGGCTGCTTGCCCGCCAGGTGATCAACTCCGCCACCGATGCCGGGCAAACCAACGCCGGCGTCGTGAACCCGTTTGCCAATCTTGGCATTACGGTTGTTCCCGAACAGAACATTGCGACCAGCTCGACGGACTATTCGCATTACCTGTTCGCCGATCCCCGGCTTGCGCCGGTGGTTGAAGTGGCCTTCTTGCAGGGCAATCAACAGCCCTACCAAGAGGAAATGGATCAGACCGACGCGGATGGCCGCGTCTGGTTGTGCCGGCTGGATTGCGGCGCCGCTGCCGTGGATCACGTCGGTGCCGTCAAGGCGACCGGTGCGGATGCGTAATTAACTGGCGCGGGGCTGGCAAGTCTGGCCCCGCGCCGTCTGGCTGATACGGCGCAGTATTTCAAAAGCAAAAACGAAGGGAGAAAGCATGAAAAAGATTGGATTGGTTTTGATGAGTCTGGCGCTGATTGCCGGGGGTGCGTATGCCGCCGGCAACTTTGTCCAGGATTCGGGCGTGGTGACGTATTCCAATGCGTCTGCCGACCTGGATTCGGGGCATTTGGTTGACCTTGGCGACCGTTACGGAGTTTGCCTTGTGGACATTGACAGCAACGATGTTGGCGCGGTGGCGACGAAAGGGGTGTTCAGCTTGCAGCGAGCGGACACCAACGCCATTGCGAACGGCGCGGCTGTTTATTATTCCACGGCGTCAAACGTTACCGGCACGGCGGCGGCCGATAAATACCTTGGGCAATGCGTCGAGGCGGTGGCGGTATGCACTGACTTGACGAACAGCGCGGGGGAATTTATCAAGTTTGTCAAGGTGGACATCAACGTGCCGCAGCGGCAGTGCATTGTTGGGACTGACGTTCAGGCATACGATGCCAACCTGACAACGCTGGCGGGACTTGCGGGTAAGTCAACGAACTTTACCTTCCTGTCCGCCACCGACACCACCGGCAAGTTATGGTTTGCCAGCGGGGTGCTGACAAACGTTACCTTGTCGGACGAATAAGCGCGGGAAGATAACCATGCCGGGCCGGGGAAAGTAAACCCCGGCCCGGTTATGCGGGGGATGGTAAAATGGCGTACAAATTAATCTTGAAAACCTGTCAAATCGCGCTGGCATTGCTTGCGCTTTTTTTTGTTGTCACCCCGGCGGGCGCTGGTCTGGTTTATTTGCAGGACACCGATAGCAACCCGTTACCCGCTGACGCCCGCTGGCGCGTGTCGGGATATGAGGAAGGTATTTGGTATGAATCCGGCGGCTCATACAGCCTTGAATCTAGCGGTACCTACGTCTTATATTTTTACGGCAAAAACGTAACATGGCCGGAAAGCTTGACAACCAACATCGAAAGTTCCACGGTGCTCACCCTACAATTCCCGATTTACAGTAATTCCATTTCCGTAATAATGAACGGCC